CTTTTATCTCAGATGAGAACTAGAACACGGAATGTAGCGGATCGTACCGTTAATACACCTGCGTTAACTATTGCAAATACGTTAACTAGGTGTAATGGTACTGTTTTAACATCTACTTATAATCGTGCTGCTCACACTTCTGTAAGTGCGGGTAAGAACGAAACAATAAAAGATGACCTAGGCAAGGGACAGTCACACGCATGTTGGCACAGAATATTTAAATATGATCTAACTGATGATCATAATTCTGTTCAATACGCAGACTCTAACGCTGGCTTTGGCGTATCGTCGTATTCGGCTCCACATGCGTGGTACCCCGAATATTACAGTATGCTTATGGGCAGCGTTGATTGGGACACCAGTGGTTTAACCAATGGTCTCCCCCCCGGCTGGGCTACATCAGGTAGTATTAACGACAGCACAGCAAAAAATGATTTGCTTGATAGAGCTAAAGGCCTTAAAGCCGATGTGCTCTTGAATGCTGTCGAAGGTAATCAGGTTTGGCCCTCAATAAAGTCGTTAGCTACTTCACTCCCAGAAATGGGAAGGAATTGGCGCGACCTACGGAAGGTTTTGAAATCTGCTTCTGCTGGTTATCTTGCATGGAAGTTTGGGGTTTCCCCCATTCTTTCAGACATTATGGCCGTCAGACGATTTCTTCCTAAGATTACTACTACTATGGAGAAACACGCTAACAGTGGAGTACATCGTTTTTCAAAGGTTTATCCTATGAATATGGTGTATTCTGCTTCTAGTAGTTATGCGTCAGGTTCCATGAATGGATATCTGTCGTATAACTTCACTAGGCAAGGTCGCCCTGTGGGACCTTCGGAAGTTAGATATGTTCTCGCCGTTAAACCGTCCGTTAAAGGCCTTAGTCCTTTCGCAAGAAAGGTTGAGTCCGTTATAGACGCGTTCACAAGTTCACCTGCTAGTTTGGCATGGGAGTTAGTTCCTTTCTCCTTTGTCGTTGACTGGTTTGTGGATTTGCGGGGCCTACTTAATACTCTGGATGATGCTATCGGCTCTTCGCCGTACATCGTTCAGAGCTTTACGAAAAGCTCTAGGTATCACGTAGGGACGGATCATTTCATAGACACTTATAGTCCGTGCAATGGTTCGGCACTAATGAAGTACCGTTCTGTCACAGCTGAGTACAAGCACTACGAAAGGTCTAATGTCACAGGTGGCAATCTAGTCACTTGGGACCCCCGTTTCGGAAAAAATCAGGCAGCTATTTCTGCTGCTCTGATCACACAGGCGTTTACAAAACTACCTGGTGCGATCCGGTTTGGTAGATAGGCATAATAACATATTCACAAAATGAATACATTAAAGAGTCAGATCAACCACATTAGCCTTACTAACCTCATTTTGAGGGCCAGTAGGGTTGGTGTGGATCAGTCGATCGTATCTTTTCATCTTCAAGGACTTTTACAAGCCCTTGATTATGGAGAGACCGAAATAGTTGAACATTTTATTCTCTCTTTAGAGAGTGAAGTGCGCAACTACTGTAATCGTATTGATGCTGGTGTGGCTCGAACCTCATATGACGTACTGAAGGCTTCACAGCCCTACGTATCGTTATGTGAGAGCTTGAATGCGTGGGTTCTTCTCTGCAAAGAGTCGAATCCTCGCTATTAAGCTTCGTTTTGTGCCTATCTAGCTTCAACAAACATAGTCAACATAAACTACCGTGAACGATAACCTCACCTACAACTCCGTGGTTCATAACTTGTCTTATAAAGACAAAGCTGAATCAATGCGGCAATCAATCGCCCGTGGTATTACTACCCCGGATCGATTGTTTGTTCGTTCCGCTCCGTATACCGACTCCGTGACGAAAGTCCCGGGTACTCGATATTCGATTCGGTTCGATCGCCATGATGTGGACGTCAATAGCCAGAAGATTATATCTTCTATCTATGCCGTTCTGATGGTCCCACAAACCGTAACCTCTGTTCAGTTCGACGTTCTCGTCGCAACGTTCAAGGCCGGTATTGCGGATGCATCACTCGTGGCAGCTGTCCTTAATAACGAGAAGTAAACTTCTGTTATTGGGGTTGGAGTAAGTCAAGACTCATGGGCTGCATAGCAGCCTAGGGGTTCTTACCCTTAAGTCAAGACAGTCAGGTTGTTTACGGTAATCCTAAAGTATGCATGTTATAGAACACACATATGTCAGCCTGCTAGCAGATGTAGCTTCTCTATCTGGATTCTCTGAAATACGAGGATCTTATGAAGGACTACAATGGTGCCTTAACGAGGCCCCTAAGCTAGAGAAGTACGTCTTAAATGCAATAGAGATGGGGGAAACCCTAGATCTTTCTGCATTTCCGACTGGGTTGAGGAGACTCGCAGCAGCATCAGTTTCTGATGCTGTACAACTGCGTTATCTTCGACAACTTCTTCTGTTCTGCTATAAAGCCTCAGTTACACATGACAAAGAAACGACCGATAAAGCGTTCCAAGGTTTCTTGGAAACAAATTCTGCTGTTGGGAAGTTTGGTTCTGATCTCGCAAGAGTCAGTCCCAGGCTTCTTGATCGCACTCGTCGACATGTACAATCAGTCTTATACCGATTCCGACCCAAGGCAATAGTGCCAGGGCACGGACCCGGTGCAGTGACTACTTCAAAAGAGAAGTGGTCAGAATTGTACTCGACCATTGAGTCTGTTTATCCCTTCAGTGATTGGTTTTGCCTACAAAATAGGCTTCACCAAGAACATTGGGATGATTTAGCTCATGGTAGCCACATAACAGCTAAAGTCATCGCTGTCCCTAAGGACACTCGAGGACCTAGGCTTATATGTGTGCACCCAGCTGAAGCCATTTGGATTCAGCAGGGAGTTCGTCGTGAGGTGGAGAGATGTATATCTACTCCACGGACATCAGATGGCCCATGGCCTTATGGCCATGTGTTCTTTGATGATCAGTCGATAAACGGCAAGATAGCTCTCCTATCTAGTAAATCGCGGCGTTATGCCACGTTAGACATGAAGGAAGCATCTGACCGCATCTCAGAGTCTCTTGTGCAGATCCTTTTTGGAAGGATGTACAAGTACTTTGGATGTTGTCGCGCACAGAAGTTTAGGATCCCTAAGTTAGGTTCCTTACAGAACTTGACTGGTGATATCTATAGCTACGCTCCTATGGGGAACGCAACCACGTTTCCAGTACAGAGTTTAGTCTTCTGGGCTATATGTGTATCGTCATTGCAGCTTCATGGGTTTCATCAACCCGGAGCTGTTTTTGTATTCGGTGATGACATCATTATCCCTACCGAGTGTGCCAAGTTCGTCATTGACGACCTTGAATCATTTGGTTTGCTTGTTAATAGGACTAAGTCCTTTTGGCGAGGGGCCTTCCGCGAATCGTGTGGCGTTGACGCTTTTAATGGCGTAAACGTCACTCCAGTTCGATGGAAGACTACGATTGATGCCGAGTATGCTATGGAGCTGCAGTCTCTTTCTGATATCGCCATGCGCTTGCGCATTGCGGGATACGAAGAGGCTGCGACTACGACGTACGCAACATTGACTAGTAGACTACGTAGTTTCACTAAAAATAAGAGCTATTTGTTAAGGTTTCGGAGTGGCGCTAAAGGAAGAATTGATTCTTTCAAATACGCTACTCAGTTACCTCGTACGAATAACCCTAATCATGGTGGAATCGCGGAATATACTAGAAATGAAGTCGCTGTGTGGGACGATGCCGAATGGCGTCGTAACTATCAGTGGTTTCATAGTCCAGTGTTGCGCCTCGAAGACGTTCCCTCCAGAGGGGGCGTCAGTGATTGGAATCACGTTCTCGAGTCTGTGTGCCTTTTACAGCGCACAGGCCGTAGCTCAGTTCCAGACAGGTCGCTTTCTAGGGCGACGAGGCTGAACC